CGACGGAACGGTAGAATATTTGTGTAATACTGGTGAAGTTATTCGTGAAAAATCAAAAGGTAATATTTATGATAATTTTGTTAATTTTATTAAATCTTATGGTGAAGAAAACCCTAAGATTAGAGGATATGCAGAAGATAAAGAAATTTTCAAGGTTTTAAATAAAACATTAAAACCTAACTTCCAATCAAAAGTGGAACAATATAATTCTTTGGCTTCTATGGATAGTAATGTTATTGATAAAATGGCATCTGAAATCTCAAAAGAATTGGATATTCCGCAAGAACTTATTGCGAACGCAATGGAAAGACACCAGCCAACAGAAATGAAAGATGAAGAAACAATATCTACCGATAGATATTATTCACCTATTTGGGAGTTTATTAATGATGTTTATAAAGATATTACAGAAAGTAATAATAATGAATCTCTGAAAGAATCAGATTTAACCCGTATTGTTAAACAGGTAATCCAGAGGAAGATATGGGTTCCGACGAATAAATAATATATTTATAAACCCCATTCCCAATAAGAGTGGGGTTTTTTTTATATCAAAGTATTTATTAATATGAAGATTATAATTACTGAAAGCCAATTTAAAAGTTTATTAACGGAATCAATTGGTGATGATGAAGAATTAAGAGATATTATAAAAAATTATGAATCTACTGTCGTTGATTCAAAAGGTAACCATTATGTATTTGATGATAAGGATTCAAAAACCCCAAAAACTTTTATTGCAAATAATAAATTTAAAAAGGTTGGAACATTAACAATTGGGTGGGGACATACCGGTAAAGAAGCGAAAATAGGAAATAAAATATCAAAATTAAAGGCAGAACAGTTATTAACAAAAGACATTATAGAAAAAGAAAATGTTGCAAAAAACACATTATTTCCAAAATATAGTAAATACCCTTTATACATACAAAGGGTATTGGTTAACGCCGTATTTAGGGGTGAAGCAAAAACATCTCATGAATGGGTAAAGGCAATAAATTCAGGTAATTGGGGTTTAGCGGCTAAAAAATATGTGGAAGGGTGGAATATTAATTTTTCTCAAGCAAAAGACCCTAGATATCAAGGTGGGGTTGCGGATAGAATGGTAAAAAATCAAGAATCATTTATCAAGTATGGTAATGAATTAAAAACAAAAAAACCAGTTGTTAAAAATTCCAAAACAGAAACCGAAAAACAAAGGTGTTTAAAAATGTTACCAAAGGAGTTGGTCTATAGACCTGAATGTGATAAGTATTTTAAAAGTAATTACCATATGGATTATGGTTATGATTTTTCTGAAATATTTTATACCGTAAAATCAGGTGATACTCTTTCAGGAATTGCATCGAAATACGGTAAATCCGTTACTGTAGATAATTTAAGAAAGTTAAATAATTTAAAGTCTGATAATATCAAACCGGGACAAAGATTAAAAATAAAATAATAATTAATTTAACTTTTTAAATTTAACTCCGTTTTCTAATAAGTTTGGGGTTTTTTGTTTTATATGATATTTATAAATAAATTAAAATATTATGGGAAGATTAACAGAAAACGATTTAGCTCGTATCGTTAAAAGAGTTATTAGAGAAGATAATAAACAAACCACAAAAGTTGGTGATTCTGATAATTTAAAAAATCTAAAAACCTATTTAAAGGAACTTGTCGATGAAAGCGTTATAGACAATGATGTAAAGGTCCATATAATGTTTTTGGTAAAAAAGTTAATTGAAGAAAATAAAAAATGATGTCCATTAAAAAACAAATAATATTATGAAACATTTATTAAATAATATGAGTTCTGAGGAGAAAAATAATATCCGTGAACAACATACAGGTGGGATAAAAATTGGTACATCAAGATTTAAATCTCTTTTAGAATCAACTTTGGGTGACGCAAAACCATTGGTTATTGAAAATGACCTTGGACTTCCTCATCCGAATAAAACTGTGTATAAAAAATTGTTTAATAGTAAACTATCAGAGGCAATCTCCGAAGTGGGTACAGACTCCGAAGCAATATATGACAGTCTATGTTTAAAACTTGATGATATTATGGAGAATTGGAGATATGAATCAGGTGACGGTGGTAAGAGTGTATGGGGGGATAACGAAAATTAAATTATGGGAAGAACAGTAAGATTAACCGAGACAGAATTAATAAGTTTAATTAATAATGTATTATTAGAACAAAAATTAAACGAAGAAGAAAATATTGTTAAAGGAGCCTCATGGGACTATCTTAAAAAGAATGGTATGTATTATGCCAGAAAAACTAATGCAACTGAATGGATACTCACTTCTGGTGAAGTTGCTAACGCAATTGCCACAAAAATTTTTAAAACACCAATAAAAACCAATAATGTTAAAACCAATAATGTTAAATCACCATTTGAAAATAAAGGTCAAGGTGATTTATTTAGACAGTATGTAATTAAATATTACCCAAATATTGCGAAAAAAAATGATTTATCTATTAGAGGAAGTTTTAATAACGATAACATTATAAATTCTTCTAATGAAATAATTACAACTAAAAAATATGGCAAAATTAAATTAAGTGATTTATTTTTTAAACAAAATCAACAAGCAAAATTAACTAGTAGTGAGGCAGGACAAACATTACCATCATTAGTTAAAACAGGATTTAACATTGATAAATCATCATTCAAAAGTAATTTAGGTTATTATGTTCGTAAATGTACTCAAGTAGGTTGTGCGGAATTCACCTACGATATGATTGGTAACGCTTTTGGTGATGCGTGGCAAGCATATCGTAAATTTAACCAATACGCTAATGTTACACCTGATTTGGTTAAAAAAATGACAGATGTGTTTAATAGTATTAATAAATCGGGTATGCCAACATTAAACGATAGTTCAGTTAACGATGATAAATCAAAAAATATTATATCATCATTGGTCCCAAGTGACCAACAACAATTTAATAGTCTTCCTTTAGGTGCGGTTGTTGGACTTTATTATCCTGATTCATCAAATTTTGATTTAGCATTTTTTCAATCGGCAGTTGGTATGTCAAGAGATAATCAAGGAAAATGGGTTAAATTAAAACAACCATATTTTTGTAAACAAAGTGATAAATGTGGGGATACTTTATGGAAACAAGATGACGAGAACAAAAATATAAAATTTGTACCAAACTCAACTTTAAAAAGTGGTAAATCTTTTATACCTAACACTCATATTGGGTTTATAGGGTATATTGATAGTAAAGGGGAAAGATATGTGGTACATAATGTTCACCAAACAGTTTACGCATTTCCAATATCTAAAATGAGTAGAAATACATTATCAATAATTTGGGCAGGAACTCCAAAAATTAACTAATATTGTGAAAATTATAATAACTGAAAAACAATATACTCAATTAAACCAAGTCATACAAGAACAAGGTTTTGGGGGCGCTGCCGGAATTATTGGTACTCCTCAACAGGCGACTACACAAAAAGATAACAGTTTCCCTTGTTTAGGTGCTAGAAATTTAGTACCATTTGTAGTTTACGTTCAAAAGAACAGAGCTAAAATACTCCAAAATTTAAATATCACATCTGAATTATTATCACAATTAACAAAGGCCGCCATAGGTATCATGAAAAGAGAAACTGATTATAATTTAAGCGCTAGTGCCACTGTTGAAAAATTAATTGACGCATTTGATAATACATTTTTATTTCGTAGTCTAAAAAGAAGTGGTAAGTTAGGAAGTGTTGGCCCGGCCCAATTTACTCATGGAACTTGGAACAAACTAAATATGGAAAAAAAATTTGGTATGAATAGAGATGATATGAGAAAAATTACGGGGGCAGGATTAGGTACTATAGTTTTACTTTTAACTAATTATAGAGTTGCGTTATCGTCAGGGTATAGTAAAGACACTAGGTCTGTAAATCCTTTTTTAACTAAAAAAGGAGTTAATTTTAGAAGTACTAATAACGCGGCGCTTGATATGGCAATAGTGTCTCATAATATGAACATAATTGAAAAGTATTGTTACACTAGTAACCCTACTTTAGCCGGTCCTTGTAAAAACCCAACATATGACCCATATAAAAAAGGTTCTTCAGCTTATCAAAAATACGGGACTCTGAAAGTTTACCAAAATAAACCAATTAAAAATTACTTTCCAAATAAAAAATTTGGAAAACAAACAGCAATTGGTTATTTAGAAGAAGTGATTAGAGTTATGAATTCATTAAATTGTGTTAAAATTTAAGATTAAAAATTGTGGGATTAAAAAGTTTTAACTATATTTGTAAAAGATAACAAAATTTAAAACTAAATAATATGAAAACCCCATTCCGACTTTTGATTTTTGTAGTAATAACTTCAATCACTTCTTGTAGTTCAAAAAACCCTGATAACACTATCACAGTAAAAGATAAAGTTAGTCTTATAGAATCTTACACTGTTAAAGATAATGTTAATACTACAAAAATTTCTGATAAAGGATTTTCTGGTAAATACGTCGGTCTTGAGTTTGATAAAAATGGAGATGTTGCTCATCAATTTTCAAATAAAGTAGCTAAGATAATCGGTAAATATCTTAAAGAATCATATTCTCGTGGTGTGTTTTTAAAAATTGATTTTAAAAATACTAAAATAAAAACTACGGGGTTGAACTTAAAAGGTTATGTTGAATTTGTAATAGATATGCCCTTTATTAAAGTAAGTAAACGTAACGCATTCACAGGTTTAGTTCATTGCGGAACTTGGGTTAACCAAAAAAGTTCAATCTTAGATGTTCGAGTTAAAACACAATTAAGAAATTTAAAAAGTATTAGTGTTGGTAATACTGACCAAGGTTACTTTAAAACCCCTGAAGGGTATAAAGAATACTGGATACAATTCAAACATAAAAAATACCAAAAAAACTAACTTTTCTGTTTTTTTTCTGTTTTATAAATATTTATAATAAAAACATATAAATATGAAAAAAATAGTTAGATTAACCGAATCTGATTTGGTTAGAATTGTAAAACGAGTAATTAATGAAAATTACGACGGTGAGTCTTTAATGGCTAAATATACAACAAAAAATAATCACGTATTATCTAATGGTGGAAAAACAATAAAAGTTTCAGTTGGTGACTTATGGAAACAATCGGGACTTGGAGCATCAGAATTTGATTATATGGTTCACGAAAAATCAGGTATTGTGTTCTCTTGTGACCCATATCGTGCCAAGGAAATTAAGTTAGATGTTATTAATAAATATCAAAATTCAGATGGGTTAATTCAAATGTTAAAACCACAATTTTGTAAAGGTAATAGTTTTAATTACGATAAATACCCTAGTAATGAATGTGTTTTGGGCGAAAAACAAGGAAGAGAGTCGTTTGTTGGTTGCACTACTCAATACAAAAAATAATTTATTTAAATATTTTATAAAAACCCCCATTCCCAATAAGAGTTATGGTTGTCTGATGTCTACAATTTAAAGAGAGTTACAACAGATGAACCAGTCGAAAAATTCGACCGGTTAAATTTTTTTGTTTACTAATGTATTTATAATATGATACCTTTTATTTTAAATTTTATAATGTGCGTTTCTCAGATTTTATTAGTTCTATTTTTTTGGGACAACATGAATTCATTAATGATTTTTGGTTGTCTTGGAATATCATTTGGGACAGGGTTAACTGCCATTGTCGAATATTTAAACTTGATGGATAAACGGGACATTTAATATGAAAAGAACTATTATATGAAAAAGATTATAAGACTTACAGAAAGAGATTTAACAAGAATTGTTAAAAGAACTATTATGGAAATGGATAGAAGTGACCGCGAAAGAAACTATATTGAAGGTCCGTATAGTATGGGGAATGCCAACTATGAAAAAAATCATGAAAAATTTAATAAAGAAATGAGACAAAAAGATGAGGAAAGAAAGTTTCATGTCCCAGGGTATGATACAAGTTCTGGTAGTGGGTGGAATGATGAAACATTAAGAGCTTGGGTGGAAGAAAATTATGATGTAGAATTACCTGACGATTTAAGGATGTATCCAGGTATTGTATCTAATTGGTTAAAAGAAAAAGGATACGAAAGATTATAATAAAAATTAAACATTTTAATCCCCATTTTCTAATAAGAGTGGGGTTTTTTATTTCCCCATTATAGAATAACAGTATATTTATTACTAAAGAAAATATTATGAAAAAAGTAATTAGACTTACAGAAAGAGATTTAACAAGAATTGTAAATAGAGTTATTACCGAATCTTTTTTGGAAAAGAAAATTAATGATGTTAAAATAACAAATAAGATACAAAATGAATTAGGTCGTCAAGTCTCTTCAGGAAATTTTGTTTTGGAAATTGGTGGTGCTGTTTCGGGAGGTGTTATTATAAGACACCCTGATTTTGATAATAATAAAAAACAAATAAAAATTTCTATTAGAGACCAATCGGGTATTCCAAATAAAGGTACATGGTCAATTAATGGAACATATTTAACACTTAAACAATAATAGAATTATATATGAACCCCATTCCTAATAAGAGTGGGGTTTTCTTTTTCCTTTATATGTTTATATTTATAATAAAAAAACTTATGAAAAAATTATTATTATTTATTGTTACGGCTACTATGTTATTTAGTTGTAATACAGGAACAAAACCTGAAACGTTAGAAGATATTAAATCTGATAAAATTGTTAAGATACATGATGGGTCTTTTGCTTTTTGTGGGGCATCGGCTGCGGTTCCTACAGGAAAGAAGATTATTGTTCAAGGTGTTGAGTTTGATGAAGGATGTGCAATATGTCCCGTACTATCAGGACCATCTATTTCTAGTTTAGCTATGAAAGGTGTTAGTGGAACATACGGAAAGTTTAATGTGAGTAAAAACTTCCAAACTCCTGACGGAACAACTAATACTGTATGGTCTTTATTTTGGTACTACGATACCTTGACCACTATTCCTCAGTTTAACCCTTCGACTAAAGAATGGGAAATGTCAACACCTGTTAATAGGTCATTTGTGATTAATATGGATTCTCCAAGTACAAGTGAGAGTAATATGTTTGCGATGCCAGGTATTGTTTTTGATACTACATCCACAGGTATTGTATTGGCTAAAGTATATGGTCCACTTAATGAGGCGGCAATTCCATTACGTGTTGCGGTTCCCGTTAAAAATGGACAGACATCAGTAACGGCAGCTAAAGTAGGATTTCCTTATCCTGTTGGAACTCCGATTCCCGTTTCTGAATACAGTAAGGAACTTCAGAAAAAGAAAAAAAACTAATTAAAAATTAAATCTTTAAACCCTACCTCATCGGTGGGGTTTTTTGTTTTTTATAAACTCGTCCAAGAAAAAAATTACTTCTTCAATTTCTTCTCTGTCTTTATCGTTAACTAGTTTAAATTTTTTATTTAATATAAGGTATTTCCAAAAGAAAAAATAATGAAAAATAACAAACAATGATGAAGTTAAAATATTCACCTCATTAAAAAGGAAAACAAAAAATCCTAACACAAAAAAAGTAAAAAAAAAGTTTACATTATCTAAACTCATATATGATAAAAAACGATAAATCATACGTACACTTTTTAATTTAATAAGTGAACAGTTTTTATATTCGTTAGCTTCTTTTTTTGATTTTAACATTATTTCTATTTTTATATAAATTTACAAATTTTATTTAAAATAAAAAAATTAATTTATAAATATTTTAAGATTTACATGTATTAACATATTTATAATAAAACTAAAAATATTATGGCAAGAATTACAAGATTAACAGAACGAGATTTAACAAGATTAGTTAAACGAGTTATTAGAGAACAAGAAATGGATGAAGATTTTTTTGGTAATACTTTTTCTAAATTTAAAAGTGCGGTTAACGCATCAAAAGAATTTTTTAAAAACGAAGTTTTTAGTGATTTAACAGATAAAGAATTATCACAGATATTAAGAAAGGCGGAAAACGTAAACATTGAAAAAATAATAAATAAATTAGAAGATGAAGAATCAATATCTGAGTCTTATTTAAATGAGAACCTGATATCTAAAGTTAAAAATTTTGTTTCAAATCTTGGAATTTATGTCGGAGGATTGGCAAGTGCCGCAGGATTAATCAGTATTGCTGGTGAAGTGTCAGGATGGAGTCAGAGCAAATTCTTTACCAAAATAAATGAAATAAATGACCAATACATGGGTCTTGGCCGAGGTAACGCAACTATGGCGTTATTAGTTATGGTTCTTGGTATAATATTGGCTTGTTATTCTTATTCAAAAAGAGAGAGTAATAGAGAAAGAAGTGAATCGTAATTAAATATTTTTATAATAAAATAATCAATTAATATTTAGTAAAACCCCATCTATAACAAGTTGGGGTTTTTTGTTTTATATACTATTTATCATTATGAAATTAATAATCCCCGATTCTAAGGTCAAAAATGTTATTACCAATTACTTGAATTATAACATTCATCCTGACTATAATTGGGGGCCTGATTTATTTGATTTCTATGAAAAAGATGTTAAAGAATATGGATTTCATGTTTTCTATATTAACGATGCTCCCGCATACGAATATCTTGGTGAATATGATGGATATGATTTCCTTTACCGTTTGGATATTATGGATTTTGTTTCAGATAAACTAACTTCTTTATTTGGTGACCTATGGATTCCAGTTTTCAAAGAGTGGTTTGAGAAAAACTCAAACCTTGAAGTCCGTGAAATAAAAATTGATGGTGAAATTATAAGATTATGAAAGTAGAAATTAACGATAACCAATTAGAAAAAATTCATAAGATAATTCAGGGATTAATTGACTCTGAATTAAACTCATTACGTGAAGAATCTGAAGAATGGGGTCTTGGTGAGATGGACGAAATTGATGAGATTAGTTCAATCAATAAAATTGTTATCGATAGAATATCACCGTTTAAAGGAATTAGTGTTTATATCGATATTTATAGTAATACAGGTAGAGAAGATTATGATAATGTTAGGGGGGAAATTCAGTATCGAATATCAGAATGGTTCCCGAACGTAAAACTATTTATTAACGAAATTATTTAATGAACGTACTAATAGCAGAAAATAAACTAAAATCATTCATCAGTAAGAGATTGGGCGTTGACCTATCTAATAAAATTCAGATGATAACAAGTTATGGGGAATTACCTGATAAATTTAAGATTTTTCTTAAAAGAATAGATATTAACGAATATTTGAATAGTGGTGGGCCTATGTTTTTATTTAGTACTGAAAATGGCGAGTATTTATACCAAAATTGGAAATACGGTAGTCTGATAATTGATTATCGTAATACTGATATTGACGACTCAAAATTATTAGAACTCTTGGGTGTTGATATGTTAGGTATTGATATTGAAGGTTTAATTGAATTATATTTTGAAGAATAAAATGAAAAAAATAATAAAAATAACGGAGAAAGAGTTAAAAAATCTTATCCCTGTCTTACTTGAGGAGTTTAATATTAATGACTACTCTGATGAGGATTTTGTTGAGGTATTTGTTAAGTACTTTAGAAATTGGGTTAAGAAAAAACACGGTGACGAAATTGGTGGTTATCCTATGTCTTTATTATTTAAAAAATACACTAATGAATTTTTAATTGATGTTGAAATTCCAAATGAGAACTATTATCACAATTCGTCTATCGTTAAATTTGCAAAAATAGGTAGGGATATTATTAGAAAACAACTTGAGACTTTACCCTCATTAACCCCAAATGAAAAGTTTACTGAAAAATATAAAAAACAGTTAATCTACCTCATCAAATATTTGAACATACCTGATTACGTTAAATTTAATATTGAAGAGAAAAGACCTAACGAGGTTAGTATTGAATTTGAAATTGATTTTCCAAGTATGTTAATTAGTGACAATATTTTTGTCCCATCACAGGCTTTTAATAAATTAAAAAAATATTTGGAAGACTTTATGGGGATTGAGTTAGGAAGTCCATCGCATGGGTTACTTAGACTTAATTATTATTCTCGAGTTACTGGTGGAGAAGAGTTTATTAGAGAAATATTTAATAAACAAATTAAACCTAACCTTAAAAAATTACCTTCAGGTAGTGCAATACACTCAATGAAAGTTCACGTAGACACAGATAAGTTTACTATGACACTTGCTTATAAACAAAATTCTTATAACTCAGATAGGCAAATGGTTAAACAAGAAATTAAAAAATATTTTGAGAAAAATGGTTTTAATCCTAATAAAATTATTGTAAACGATTAATATGAAACTAATCATTACAGAAAATAGATTATACCAAGTAATTGATTCTTACTTAACCAAAACCATTAAAGGTTTAGAGCAGACTACTAGCAAACACGGTGGTCATGGTAGAACTGATTTTAAAGATAAAGAGGGGTATCCAAAAGTGATTATCTTCTTTAACAGACATTCTAAAGGAATGGACGTAGGGATGGAAGACAGTTTGTACGGTGAAATCTATAATATGTTCTCGATGAATGGGTTTGATGACATCCAACAACATTTAATCCAATGGTTTCAAGAAAATTTTGACGGGTTAGGTGACATTGGAGAGATATTTACCTTTGATAATGACGAATATGTTTATTAAAGTTTCCACACACCAATACTCTTAATTGAGTATTTATCATCTCTTTCTTCTATATTTTCCCAATATTGGTAAGGTTCTCCTAATAAAAACGGTTCTGATAGCAAATTAATTGGTCTCCAATCGCCTGATTTGATGTCAATATTATAAAAATTACTAAATGTCGTTGAAATTAAGTACTTTACACCTGAATTACGTATATTTCCTATAGTTTTTAACGCGTCTTCATAAGATAAATGAAATAATACATCTTTACAGATAATCAAATCTGATGTAGGTATTTCATCCTCTATTATTGATAAACACTGAAAAGAGACCTTATTTGACCCATATTTTTCATTATTTGAGTCAATTAATGGTGAAACAATATCAATTCCTATGTAAGAATCAAGTTTTTCAAATTCAAATAACCTCATCCAATTAAAATCGCCACATCCACAGTCCGTAATTGTTTTAATGTCATGCGATACTACAAACTCATTTAATAATTTTAATAATTTTTTATTTGATGATACTCTTGACCCTGGACCTGATTTAGATTCAGATGACCCCCATGAGTTGTTAAGATAAATTTCGGTGAATACTTGTTGGGTTTGTTTCATAAAAATAAATATAGTTTAAAAGAATTTAGTGTTGTAGTAATGGTTACATTTTTCCTAACGTATAGATATTTATAATAAAAGAAATTAATTATGAAAAAAGTTATAAAGTTAAATGAATCTGATTTAATGAGGATTGTTAAACGTGTTTTATCAGTGCGTTAATCCTAATGAATCCATTATGTAATTTAAAAGACAAGAACGGATTTAAGGTAAATGACGTGATTATGTACAGTTTATTACCCAATATGTAAAATATGAAATATGATAAGTTAGAAAAGGCTATTCAAAAAATGGTCGAGTCTTATTTTAAAGGTATTGAACTACCTAAAAACTTTTATGGAATAAAAGTTGATGTCTACCCAAGTAAATATGGTAATGTTGCTCATATAACTTTAATGATGAAAGACGCGTTCTCTATGAAAGATTCTGATTTTTTACATACCATTAGCCGAGAGGCTAAAAAATTTGTTAGTAATTTGTTTGGTGAACATTTGAGGGGCGGAGTTAGTACGTCTAACACAACTATCGATAGTTATGAAAATCATAAGTGGTGGTATGATAAACAAAAATTAGGTGAAAGTAGAAATAAATTAAATTTTGTTATTACAGAAGAACAATATAAAAAATTTATGAAAAGTAGTCCCGTTTTACAGTCAGGGATTGAAAAATATTTAAACCAATACATATCAAAAGGCAAAAGAACAATAACCCAAAAATCTCGTAACTACGGTAACCTTCGTGAAGATTGGTGTGTTGATGGTACAGAAACTATCACCTCAATATATTATTTTGATGACGGCAATTTTCAAGAGGGGCATTTAATTATTTCAGAAAATCTTGTTAAAACAATTCAATCAATATTCAGCGTTAAAGAGTCATTTGTTATACACGTATTTGAAGAATGGTATGAAGACACTATGCTACCTAAATTTGAGCGGATTGTTGGTGAAACAGGTTTATCTATTGAAGAAATTGATACAACAAGTGGGGACCACGAATGTGTACATGAACAAGTTAAACCTGAAGGTATTACTGATAATGAAATGATTGACTTCATCAATCAAAATACACTATATACAAGACAAGAAATTATTGACAAAATAAAATCAGGTGAAAGAGACCTTGAAGATTATTATTTGGACATTGCCGATATCGTTAAACGAAAAGAAATTATGGGATTTTAACGGATAAAATTAATTTACTAAAAAAGTTCTATTTATCTACATGGACCTTATAATTAAATCTAAACAACTTTCCGATGCTTTCACATCTATGATGAAGGGGTATTCTGATTTAGAACATTACGAAAGAAGTTATGATTACTATGTACATAATAAAGGCGGGTATGTTGATTTAGATGTTGTTAATTACTATAAGAGTATTGATGATGATTATGAGGATGACGATTGGATTTTACAATATCAAGTTGACCCTGGTGACCACGGTAAAAAATTTAAATTACCCATATTGAGATATAGTGAATATCATTTCAGATTATTAACGTCAATGTTAGGTGAAAGTAGATTTGAGGAATTACTTGGTAAGTGGTTTACTGAAACTTATGGTTGGCCGGTTAATTCTGTAACCCCTGAACAAGACTAAGACTTTATTATTAAAATACATTACTTAACTTTATATTATGAACGAAACACAGAAAGCAGAAATTTACGGTCAATTATTAAATGACCACACAAGACTACATAATCAAATCCAAGAGATTAAAGGTCAGAGTTTAGAATTAAACCAAGAACAGATTGGTAAAATTAAACACTTAGAGGAAGGTCAAAGAAGAATTATGTCAGCCCTTAATAAATTAATGAGTTAATTGACGTTACGATAACCAATAATTTTAGTTACGACATTTGACGGGAACCCAAAAACTGGTAACCAAGAATCTAAATCTAATTCTATAGATATAGTTGACGGTTGATTTTTCCAATTAATCATTACTTTAGATTCCACATTAAATAAAATTTCAATGTATATATGATATATTCCGCTGGGGTATAATTTCTGGGTTAAGGGTATTGTTTGACTTTCATCCAAACCAAATATTATATCATCTGAATATTTGTTGGCAATTTTAACACCACCTTCTGATGATAAAAATTTTTCAAACATTTTTAATGAAGTTTCTATCCCTGTAATATCCATATAAATAAATAGTGGTATATTTATTAATATGGAAGTTATTATAACAAAAAAACAATTTGACAAAGTATGTTTAACTGAGGAATGCGTCTCTGAGTTAAAAACCTTATTGAACAATGTTGGCACTAAAAATACTTTCCGTAAACCAATTGATATGATACTAGATAGACATAAGGTGTCTTTAGATAAAGAATCAAAACAGTATAAAAAAGATAGTGATGTTTTAAAAAAATATTTTAATTTTTCGGATGAAAAAATTGATGAATTAATGAATATTAAGATGGTTTATGATGATGACGGCAACTGGACTCCGATTAACAAATTAAACACAAATTATAGTGATTTATCTGTTCTTGTTGTTGATATTTTAGTTGGGGAGGGAACATGTATCTGTAAGATAGTTGAGGACCTTAAAAAGAATGATAAGACCGTTATTTTAGATTTAGCCGATAGAATGACAAAAGAACCTGAAGATTTTTATCAAACTTACCTTAAAGGTAATTTTGACAAATATGTTGAGAACAACAGGAGAAATACGTTGAAGGGTAATGAAACGGAATTGTTTGTTGTTGACGAATTAGTTAAGTTAGGATATAAAGTTATTTTTATTGCTGACGAAGGAAGTCCAATTGACACCAAATTAAGTGTTGATATCATCATGGAAAAAGACGGAAAAGGATTTAAATTCCAAGTTAAAAGTGTTGGCAGTATTACAAAATTAAAAGAAACACCTTGTGACCTTTCAAATCCTGGTGTTAAAGAACCTGGAGGGTTTAAAGTTTTCAAAAAGAATCAAATTTATTTTAATGATTCGTATATCGATTATTTAATATTTGTCGCCCCAAAAAATAAAATGTTGGTGATGAAAAAATACCAACCTGTGACTATTGATAGTGTTCGACCATTATCGTGTTCTGCAAAGTCAATTAAAGAATTTCCTAAAACTAATACATATATTGACCATGAATCTGTGGTTTATCAAAATTTTTAATTATGGAAATTAAAATACAGGAAAATAGACTGAATGATATTATTAACAGACAATTTGACAGTATGTTTGATGTTAATAATATTCATTGGACAATGATAGAGGATGATTATGGTAATGAAACTGATGACGCCGCAGTATTTTACTTAGGTGATTATGGTGATGACGAAGTTTTATTTAGGTGGTATGGACAAAATTATTGGGTCACAACTAAAATGAGAAATGTTAATCATATTTTATTGGCAAAATCACCAATTTTAGAATTTGAAAACGGAAATCAAAAAGATTTATTAGATAACATGTTTGGAGATAGATGGAAAAAACCATTTAAAATTTGGTTTGATAAACATTTTGATATTAATATTAAAACTATAGAATAAAATGCCTGAACCAAGAAGAAATAATAATTTTACAAAAAAACAACTTAGAGGCCTTGACATGGTCTTTGATAAGGCAATTAAAAAATACCCATTAATTAAAGGGTGGAGATTGTCACCAATATATGAGAAATATTTGGTTAATTTATACGTTGATATATATATTGATTTTTTTGAGCTTGCGGACAAATTTGGTTATGGTGTTTTAAATTATTGGAAAAAAGATTTATTACAAGACCCTGAGAATCATTCGGTTGGAACAATGGCATCTTATATAGGTAATAAAGATGGTACCCCTAATTTTAATAGTTCAGAAAGAGATGAAATATTTGAAAAATATTATAATCTTGGCCAAGAAATTAACGAATATATAAATAAATTATATCTTCTTTTACCTAAAGAATATATAATACATTGGACATCAAGCTTTCCGTCCGATATACCAGATGACAATTTTGTACCTGTTTTAATTTCCTTTGATACTTATATACAAAAGAATTAACTATGAATAGAAGTTTTACAAAACAAAGAAAAATACAAGAAGCCAATATGTTATTGGAAAATAGATTCTTGATTAAAGAACGTAGAGAAGAAAGAGATAAAGACTCAAATAACTGGTATACCGCTCAAGACCCAACATCTAAAAAGTGGAAGATATTTGTACAAACATTTAGTCCTAAACAAGATAAAGACCCTTCTAAAACACCAAATGACCCATTATTTAAGGATTATACTAAATATTGGGTTGAATATAGTACGGAAGCAAACGCGGACGCGGCCTTGGTTAATTTAATGTCTGACATGAAATCAGGTAAAAAATCAGAAACTAATGTGACAACAACTGAAACGCCCGCACAAACTACAACAGATGCGACTACGGATGCTCCTCAATCAACGGAGCCTCAATCAACTTCAAATAGTTCAGGTGAAGTTAATACGTATCTTACGGGTATTTTAGGGTTAAAGTAATTGGACTTATTTAAAATAATGACTATATTATAAAAAAAAATTTATATATGAAGAAATTAATTTATTTGTTATCATTATTAATATTATCAAGTTGTGTTGGTAAATCAACAATAACTAAAAACGATTTAGTTAAAAAATACGTTATTGACAGTATATCCAAAAACCCCCAAATTTACTTTATGGATTATGACCCAAGTTATTATGTACATCTTAGTTCTGGTGATAAATTTACAACAAAACGAAAAGATATATATAAAGTTGGTGATTCAATAACTTACGTCTATAAAGACTATCGATTAAAAAACCATTAAAAAAAAAACACCTAATAATTAGGCGTTTTTTTTAACTTATTACTAATAACTACCTCGTTATTTTAGAGACCGTATTGTAATTGGTATTTTTCGCCAAGTAATTCCTTTGCTTTCGCAATTGCTAATTCTTTTGACTTTAAACCTTTCCCCTTCAATTGTTTTGCGTGATACAAACAATAATCTGTTGATGTAACAATTTGTTTAGTTTTTACTGTTTTCAATGTGTCTTTTGCATAAACATCGTAAAATCCAACTTTACAAATGTAACGTCCACGTAATCCTCCTTTTGTTGCCATTTTTTTTTCTTTTATTTTTGGTTTAACTTATTTTTAACTCTACAAACTTACGTCAAAAAATCTAATAATACAAGTTAATTTGATTTTTTATTGATTAAACCATAAAAATTGTTTAAATTTAGTTATGAAACGTGATATATTTGACAAAATGATTACTAAACTGTTTCCCGACCAAAAAATTGAGGTAGTTAGTTATGAAATTTTATCAAAAAATAAACTCAATGAGGATGGTGAATGGGTTTTAGATACTACAGCAGTATTTGTCGATATCAGATGTGAAGATTTTGACAATAAAGGTTTGTGTTTAACTGACTATTTTACTAAATTTACTGGTCACGAATTTGGAATTAATAAAGTATTATAGATATGAAATGGTTTTTTGAAACTTCAGGATTGGTTAAAATTGATGGTATGATATGGATTATACCTTGTGTTAATATTTGGTATGATAGTCAAATGTTTCTTGAGAATGGGAAACCTGCAAAATCATTTGGCATTCAGGTATCATTTTTAAGATGGTCTTGGGGTGTTTATATAAAACAAGGTTATATTGATGAGGTTAAACAACTAAACGGTGTCATTAATCAAACAGAACCAAAATTTAAGGTTGGCGATAAGGCACACAAACCAAAAGGTTATAAATTTCCTTGTACAATCGTAGGTGTATTTGAAACAATCGGTGGTGAAATCCGGGTGATAGGTGAAATGGACGAATATGGACTATTACACATCTTCAACGAAAATCAATTGGAAAGTTATGAATAAATGGTCTAACTATGGTAAGTGGAGACATCATAAAAAACGTAAAGAACTAATGAAAAATATAGATATAAAAAATAATACCTTGGATAAACAATACCAATCACTCTTACAAGACATCCTTGATAATGGTGTGTCAAAAAAAGATAGAACAGGAACTGGTACCATCAGTGTTTTTGGTAGACAGATTAGACATAAAATGAGTGAGGGGTTTCCATTACTTACAACAAAGAAAATGCCGTTCAGACTTATTGCAACAGAACTAATGTGGTTCTTGCGTGGTGATACCAACATCAAATATCTTGTTGATAACAATTGTCATATTTGGGATGGTGATGCTTATAATAATTATTCAAGCAATGTTCAACCATGGGAACCTCATTTAGATAAGAATCAATTTGTTGAACGAATTAAAACTATTGATGAATTTGCTAAAACGTGGGGTGATTTAGGGCCTGTGTATGGGGCTGGTTGGCGTAATTGGGATGGAATAGACCAAATACAAGAATTAATTAATACTTTAAAAACAAATCCTGATTCTAGACGGATGTTAGTTTCTGCTTGGAATGTAGGTGAATTAGACCAAATGGTTCTTCCACCTTGTCATTATGGATTTCAAGTTTATACAAGAGAGTTGAGTTTGGAAGAAAGATTACAAGTATGGAATATCAAGTTTGGATTTACAAATGAAGAACAAAAAAATCAATTTGACCCTAATGTTCATTTAGATACTCATGGGGTACCAACCCGAGCAATCTCATTAATGTGGAATCAACGCTCAGTCGATACATTCTTAGGTTTACCATTCAACATTGCTTCTTATGGGTTGTTATTAGAAATATTAGCAAAAGAAGTAAATATGGTTCCTGACGAATTGATTGGAAACTTGGGTGATACACATTTATATTTGAATCATATTGAACAAGCAAAGGAACAGATTGGTAGAGAACCATATACACTACCAACCCTAAACATCAACACAGAGTTTTGGCCAACTGAATCAGGTGAGTGTGGTACAGGACTATTAGATGCAATAAAAATATTTAATTCATTTACTAATGACAATTTTTGTAAATGTTTATTAGAAGAAGACATACAATTAAGTAACTATAAATCACACGAAAAAATTAAAGCACCATTATCAAATTAAAATTTATAAAACCAATGAAAAATATGAACAAAATAATTTATTACTCAATTTTACACTTACTAGCGGGAATTACGTTAGGATATATTTTATTTTCTTGTGATACAGAATATAAAAGTAATGTGATAACTCAGGAACATATCGATTACACTTATACAATAGATTCACTACAGATTAAATTAGATGGTAAAGTTGTAGAGTTACAACAATGTAATGAATATGTAAAATTTTTAGAATCAGATAATATGATGTTAAGAAAAGGTATCATGTTGGAGTATGAAGATTTAAACAAATAAAACAAATAGATATGTGAATAATTGTGACACAATTTATTTAAATATAATCATTAAACATTTCGTTTGTATATTTTTGAATTGTGGACCAATCTGGATAATCAGGAGTTCTAAAATCTATACATTCATAATCTTGGTCGTAGATTAGTTGTTTCACTAAACTTGAATAACTACCAAAATATTCTAAAA